GACTTCACCACGTTCGTCGCTCAATACGTAGCCGCTAAGACTGCGGAGGCCATCGAGCGCAACTTGTGGCAGGGTAACTACGACAGCACCGACGGAGGCACCGACGGAACGTACACCTCTTTCGACGGTATTTGCGCTAAGATTGTCGCAGGCACTCCCGGAGAGGAGGACTTGTTGACGGGTGCAACTACTTCCGCGAACATCTTGGCTCGTTTGAACGGCTTGGCAGTTCCTGCGGTTATCGCTGGCGACCCGAACACGAAGTTGTTCATGTCTCGCGCGATGAAGCAGTTGTACTACGAGGCCATCGCCGGCACCGCCGAGCTCACGTACCTCGCGGACGGTTTCGCTCAGAACTACAAAGGATACCAAATCATCACGCCCGCAGGTATGCCCGACGACACGTTCCTCTTCGCTCAGCGCGAGAACTTGTACTTCGGGACCGACTTGTTGACGGATCACATCAATGCCTCAGTCTTGAGCCTTCGCGAAGTGACCGGTGACGACGTGACGCGTGTCATCATGCAGTTCTCAGGAGGTACGCAAATCGTCGACCTCGACGCAATCGCAGTAGCTCGTCGCTCTAGCTAATTACTAACCGAGAGAAGGGGGGCCTTCGGGCTCCCCGGCTTCTCCCTAAACCTTTGAAATATGGCTTGTTCTCTTACTTTAGCCGGACGCGGTGTAGGGTGTAAGGATTCACTCGGTGGGATCAAACGCATCTACGTCGCCTCATGGTCCGAGGGTGTCTGGGAAGACATCGCCTCGGGTGAGGTTGCCGGTGTGACTGCCGCGACGACTTTCTATACCTACGACATGACGCGCGGATCCGGTTCCTTGAATCAGACAATCACGTCAGACCTCGCCGCAGGTACAGTCTACTTCGACCAAGTTTGCTCGGTGACTTTCAACAAAGCCGCCGCCTCTGACATCACTGAAATCTCGAACCTCGTGAAGGGTCGGATGGCGGTGTTGGTTGAAGACAACAACGGCAACTGGTTCGTCATGGGTCACGAAAACGGCGTGGAAGTTTCCGGAGGTACTGCCCAGACGGGCACGGCTGCCGGCGACCAAAATGGCTTCACGTTGGAATTCAGCGCACAGGAAGTCTCTCCGGCCCCATTCTTGGCCTTGACCGCTGGCGCACCAACTGACACGGACATCACGATCACGGCTGCACCGTAAGTTCTGAAAATATCGGGCCCACCTTAGGCCGTTATTGTTACAAGGAGGGGGAGGGCGTTGGCTCTCCCCTTTTATTTTCTGATATGATTCATCTCAACCCCAACAGCTCCACGAATACCGTCTACGTCACGCCTTTCGAGTCTCGGAAATTCCTTGCCAGCTTCACGAACTACCTGTTGGAGTTGACAAACGAGGCGACAAAGGCGACACACTACGCGGTTCCGGTCTTGTCTTACGACAACGAACGATACACCGAGTTCGACCTTCCAACCGATGCAGATACCACCAACGCGGTGTTGATAACGGAGAGCGGGTTGTACACTTACAAAATTTGGGGCCAAAATTCAGCCACCAACCTCGACCCCGATGACGAAGTTGTGGTCGGTTTGTGCGAAATTGGGCCGTGTCGCGTGACCGCGTCCGACGCTTGGACCGTTCCCGACATCACGATCCCCGACAACGTCATCTACTACGAATAAAACATGGACCTCCTTCAACTCAAGCAATACGAGGAACGCAGCTACGAAGAAACGCCTTCGAACAACGGCTGGGTCAACTACGGCGACGACAACCTCTTCCCGCAGTATCTGATCGACCTATACAAGAGCAGCGCGACCCACAACGCCCTCACAACCTCGATCGCGTACATGATCTTCGGCGACGGCGTACAAGCCAACACGCTCGAGGCTCGTCTAAAGATGCAAGAGTGGAACCTTGACAACGAGGTCCGGAAGGCTTGCATGGACCTAAAAATTCAGGGCGGGTTCGCTCTGGAGGTTGTGTATAGCATCGACCGGACGACGATCGCCAAGGTGAGACACTGTCCCTTCGAGAATATCCGCTCGGCGGAGGTCGACAACGACGAGAAGGTCAACTTCTACTACTATTCCAAAGACTGGGCCGACAAGAGCTGCAAACCGGAGCTCGTGCGATGCTTTAACCCCGAGGACGCCGTCGACCATCCCGTCCAAATCTTGTATGTGAAACCTTTCTCCCCGGGTTCCTACTACTACCCGAAGCCCGACTACATTGGGTCCATCGACTATATCGAGTTGGACAAGGAGATCGGGAAGTATCACATCAATAACATCAAGAACGGCCTCGCGCCGTCTTTCTCGATTCACTTCAAGAACGGGGTCCCCACGCAGGAGGAGCGGTTCAAGATTCGGAATGACATAGAAACGCAGCTCTCGGGCGCTACCAACGCCGGGAAGTTCATCGTGACCTATTCGGACTCTCCCGACAGGAAGCCCGACTTCGAGCCGTTCCCACTTTCTGACGCACACAATCAATACCAATTCCTCTCCGAGGAGGTTGTGGCGAAGATTATGGTCGGCCACCGCGTCACGAACCCCATGCTCTTCGGCGTTATGGTCTCGGGCAAGCTCGGAAGCGGTTTGGAACTTGCCACGAGTGACGAGATTTTCACGACCGACGTGATTGAACCATACCAACAAATCGTAGAGGAGGCCCTGTCGTCCATCTTTACGGCTGCGGGCACCCCTTGCGAGGTTCACCTGCAAGCTCACGGAGCAGAAGAGGCGAACGTCGACATCTCGTACACCGGGGCACAAATCACAAGCGCGATTGAAGTCATCTCCAAAGTCCGCACGGGTGAGCTCACTATCCCACAAGCTACCGAGATCCTCGTGGCGATGCTTGGCTTCGACCGAGAGATGGCCGAGCAAATGTTCTACAACGTCGACAAGTTGCCCCCGCTACCTTCGGCGGAGACCGAATTGACGGAACACCTAGACCTCTCGGCCTCATTGGTTCATTTGATGGAATGCGGAGAAGAGGTTGACGAGGACGAGTGGGAGCTTATCGACTGCCGGAAGGTAGACTACGAGCACGAGGAGAAACAGGACGCGATGTGGGCCTTCGCAAGCGTCCCCAGCTACGGATCGCCCGACGAGAGCGAACAAGACAACGAACTCATCAAAGTCAGATACGCATATATGCCCAAAAAGACGGGCACGAGCGGCACCTACCAAAGCGGCCCAAAAGCGGGCGAAGGGTACACCCATTCTTCCCGCGAATTCTGTCAACAGATGGTCGGCGCGGGGAATCGCGTTTGGAAGAAGGAGGACATCGAGGCGGCAAGCAACGCGAACCCCGGATGGGGGCCGGGTGGCTCTAATTCTTACGACATCTTCCTCCACAAAGGCGGAGGGTCATGTCAGCATTTTTGGGAGCGTCGCACCTTCTTGAAGAAGGACAACAAGCGCGTCAGCGTAAACGAGGCGCGGAGTATTATCCGAGCCGCTGGCCTTGAGCCTTTGGAAACAAACGACCCGCTCGTTGCACGTCCTCCCCGCGATATTGACGGCACCCGAGGTTTCCTTCGCCCGAAAGACTGGCACACACCACAATTCCCCACGTAAACTATGGCACTCACCGCAGAGATTCTTTTCGTCAACCCGGACTACATGAAACGCTTGACCCAGCTCAACGGCGGAGTCGAGGATGCGGTCATGATTCCGGCGATCATTTTGGCACAAGACAAATACCTCCAACAATACCTCGGGACCGATCTCTTGAACAAGCTGAAGTCAGACATCAGCGCAGGGACCGTCTCAGGCGTTTACGAGACCCTTCTGGACACTTACGTCAGAAAGTCGACTGTCTGGTGGGCTATGGTCGAGATGTTGCCTAATTTGTACGTCAAATTGGACAACGGGGGGCTCGTCATTCGCAGCGCCGAGAATACGGTGAACATTTCAGACGCAGACCTTCACAGAGAAGTCGAGAACGCACGACAGAACGCCCAGTTCTACACGTCGCGGTTGGTAGACTATTTGTGCGCTAACCAGAGCAGCTTCCCCGAGTACACGTCCAACACCTCGCCGGATATGTTCCCAGAGTCGACGGTGTATTATCAGAACGGGATGACCATTTCGACAGGGTCGGAGGGTGTACCCCTCGAAGTTGCGCGGAAGTTCTTCAAATGACCCGAAAGGAAAACATCACGCTCCTCAAGGCTTGGCTCGCCAAGCAAAAGGAGAAACCAAAAAAACCAAAGAAATGAGCGTCGACGTATTGATCTCTCTCATACCTTCCCTCATGGCCGCCGTCGGGGTGTGGGTCTCTCTCAACGGAGAAGTGGCAAAGCTCAAGGGCAGAGTCTACCGCCTCGAAAGCGATCAAAGCGAACTGAAAACGATGCTCAAAGAATGCGTCGAAGGTATCAACGAGCTCAAGATTCTCCTCGCAAAAAAAGGCATCTGATGTACAAATGGTTCAAGCTCTCCGAATTTGACAGCCCCGACAAACCCGGCAGCGGGGAAATGATGGAACCGGCTGTCGTGCAAGCTCTCGACATCGCCCGAGATATATACGGCTACCCCATGAAGATTACGTCGGGATTCCGAACGATTGAGCACAACCGCTCCCTCCTTGCCAAAGGTTACAAGGCTTCTCCTAAGTCTTCGCACCTCTTGGGCTGGGCCGCCGATATATACG